AGCTGACAACGAGCGACTGCTGTTCGTTTGCTACGAGGTAGACGAGAATGACAAGTGGGATGATGAAGAGGTGTGGGTCAAGGCGAACCCTGGTTTAGGTTCGAGCATTAGCATGGAGTTCCTGCGGCAGCAGTGTAAGAACGCAAGGCTTTATGGTGGTCGCACCATTACCGAGTTTATGGTCAAGCACTTGAATATATTTGTGGGATCGGAGGATATCTGGATTGAAGATGACATCTGGATGTGTGAAGAGAACTGTCAATCCCCATCTACAGCCCATATTTTGGATGAAAAATCAGAAAAACCCCTGGCTTATTTGGGTCTCGACCTTGCCGCTACGGACGATATTACGGCTTTAGCGGTCTGTTTTGGCGATGATTCCGTGGGTTATGGCCTTGAAATGCACTACTTTTTGCCGGAAAGAGCGGTGCAAAAGAGGCTAGAAAGGGATGAAGCAAGCGTATATAACCGTTTCGAAGAGCTAGAAAACGTCCATATTACGCCCGGAAACGTCACGGATTACGACGTAATTCGGCGTTTAGTGAGCGGAAATTACGTTTTAGATGGCAAAGTTTGCTACGATCCAGACAATCTGAGCGAGAAGTACATGATCAAAGGTGTAGCGTATGACCGTTGGAACAGTTTAAATTTGATACGCGATTTGGAGGGTGATGGTGTACCGTGTGACCCCTTTGGTCAAGGTTTCGCCAGTTTGAGCTTTCCTTCCAAGGCATTAGAGAAGGCTGCACTAGACGGCAAGCTGTTTCATGGCGGAGACGAGGTGTTGCGATGGATGATGGGTAACGTGACGTTGCGAGTAGATCCTAGCGGCAACATCAAACCCGACAAAGGCAAGTCCGGCGATAAGATTGATGGCATGGTTGCGGCCATCATGGGCATCGGGGAGATGCTTACGTTCGAGGAGAAAGAGGAAGACCAAAGCTATGAGTTTTTCATGGCCATCGTTGGCGGAGATAAGTAAGTTAAAACTCCTACGGAAAGCGCACTTTTGCGCGAATGTCTGAAACAAGAAAGAATTTTTTCACACGGATAGCTGATGCTTTTCGAACCCCACAGGTCGAAGAACGCAAGCTCCCAAACTGGCTGACCACGTCACCGTTTGCTTCCGTGATTCCACGAACAGGCATCCAGCAAGGTCAAGATACCCTGCAGCTTTCCGCAGTCTACGCCTGTGTCTCCCGCATTGCAGATACTATTTGCAGCATGGAGGTAGGGGTAGAGAGTATGGGCGCTGATGGCAGTCGTGTTCCACTACAGGACCATCGTCATACGGCGCTTTTGGGTCGTTCCCCCAACCCGCTTATGGGTGCATACGAATTCTGGCAGATGTGCATCAGCGATGCTTTGCTGTACGGCACTGGTCACGCAGTCATCATGCCCGACAAGTCGGAGATGTACTGGGTACCTGCTACAGACATCTCGTACACAGTTGACACCGATTCGGGCAAGCGATTCTACAGCTACACTGGATCTCCCGGTCCAGTTCCACAGGAGCAGATTCTAGAAATCAAAGCTTTCCGTGGGCTTTCTCCTACTTACACTCAGCTTCAAAACCTCAAGACGGCTAAGTCTATCCAGGACTTTGCCCAGACCTTCTTTGATAATGGAGGTATGATGGGTGGTATCCTCAGCACGAAGGAACACCTGAACATCGATCAGATGCGTGAGGCGCAAGCGCGTTGGGAGCAGGAATACATGGGAAGCGGAAATGCGCACAAGGTAGCGATCCTTGGTGGTGGCTTTAACTACCAACCAATCGCTGTACCGCTCGACCAGTTGCAGTACATCCAGGTCAAGAAATTTAGCAGTGAGGAGATTGCTCGCATCTACCAGGTGCCACCCGCAATGATCGGGCTAGAGGGCAACACTGCTTATTCGAACTATGAACAACAAGTGCTGCAATTTTTCCAAGGATGCGTGCTGCCATGGGTGCGACGAATCGAGCTGGAGGTCGAAAGAAAGCTTCTCAATGAAGAACAAAATCTACAATGCCGTTTCAATGTTGACGGCCTTTTGCGTGCGGATAGCGCAAGCCGTTCGGAATTCTATCGAACGCTCCTCGCTTCGGGGGTCTTCTCGATCAACGAGGTCAGAGCGAAAGAAGGATTATCGCCGGTAGATGGAGGTGACAACCACCATATCCAAATCAATCAGATCCCGCTATCGTCCATGAACGATTACGCGGCTAACATAACCGATACAACAAATGGCTGATTTCTATTACAACTTAGAAGTGTACAACGCCCGTCCACAGGATTCAACGACAGCCACCGGCACAAAAGGAACTGACCGTAGTGGAGCAACCAACTGGACTTACCAGTACACTGCTTCAGATGTGGCCAATGAAGCTGCTGGTGAAGCTGCTTTTCTCGCTGCATTCGCTGCTGCCTTGCCAGGTGCGCCTGGAAACATCCGCTACATCACGGCTAGTGGTTCAGGATCGCTCTATGCTGCGCTTGACACAAGTGCGACGCAAGCCAATGATGGTACTGCAGCAAGCGGTGTTTGGAATGAGCGTGTAGGCAAGGGTGTCTATGCCTACAAGATTGGCGTATCCGCCACAAACATGGCTGGTGCCGTAACAAATACTACCGCACACAACCTTGCTTAATGGCCAAGGCGTTCAACAATTATCCATCGTCTGCTCGTAAGCGAGCTGCAGCTGCTTTGCGGCATAAGGAAAAGAACGGTACTAGCTGCGGCACCCCCGTCGGCTGGTATCGCGCTACCCAAATTTCGCAAAACAAAAAGCTTTCGATGTCAGTGATTAAGAGGACTTTCTCCTTTTTGTCGCGTGCAAAGACATACGATCAAGGCAAGTTTACAGATGCTAAGGGCAAGGATATTTGCGGTTCTATCATGTACGCTGCATGGGGCGGGGATAGTATGAAGAACTGGTGTGAACGCGTTATCAATAAACAAAGCGAGAAGCGGGCGATGACACCCGCGATAGAGAAAGGCTTGAAGAACAAGATGGAGAAGCACAACGAAAGTGTTAGCTCCCCAACCAAGAAGGCTACGATGCGGATGCTCAAGGCCGTGTTTAACCGAGGCGTTGGTGCATACAAGACCAACCCCAGTTCCGTCCGACCTTCTGTAAAGAACCCGGAGACTTGGGCATACGCTCGGGTAAACTCCTTTCTCTATGCATTAAAAAATGAACGATTCCGTAGCGGTAAGCACGACACGGATCTATTCCCAAAGGGACATAAACTATCAACCAAAAAGTGAGAATCTCTGATGAATAATTTAGAAAAAAGGTCGATTAACGTCGACATGGAGGTTCGTTCAAGTGAAGATGGTAAGACTATCGTAGAGGGCTACGCTGCTCGTTTCAACGAAGAAACTACGATCGGTGGCCGCTTTGCAGAACGAATCGCACCTCATGCGTTCGATGATGCCGATATGTCTCAAACCGTTGCACTGTTCAATCACGACTACAACATGCCTTTGGCCCGTATGGGGCAAGGTCTGGAGTTAGAGGTTGATGAAAATGGACTTAAATACCGGTTTGAACTTGGAGAGCAAACATACGCAAAAGACCTCGCAATCAATATCCGCGAAGGCATTGTCGCTACAAGCAGCTTTGGCTTTACTATCGAAGACGATAGCTGGGAAAAGCGCGATGACGGACTCAACCTCCGAACAATCAATTCAGTAAATGTTCTGTATGACGTCAGCCCAACAACGCAAGGCGCATACGACACAACAGAGGTCGCATTGCGATCAATGGAAGAGGCGCTTGCTGTCGAAGAAGAATTGGAAGAGCTTGAAGAAGAGTCGCGTGCATATGCGGAGATGGAAGAGGAAATGGATGAAGAAAAGCAAGACTCAGTAGAAGAGGAAGAGGAAGAGCGCGAAGAGATGATGGAGGAGGAAGAAGAAGAGGAAGAGCGCGAAGAAGAGGAAGAGGAAGAAGAAGAAGAAGAAGACGAACGAAACGTAACGCTAGAAGAAGTGGAAGCCCCCGCCACTTTAGATAGTGAAGAACATAATGTACGGGGCGCAGAAAACGCAAATTCTCAAGATAATATGAACGAAGAGAAAAAGGCTCCTGCGGTAGTGCAGAGCATGGGGGATTCTACCCCAAAGGTTCGCGCCCAGTTCAATTTGGGTAAGGCCATCCGAGAAGCAGCAAACGGTCACTTGACTGGCCTGGAAGCTGAAATGTCAAAAGAAGCAGAGCAGGAGTTCCGCGCAGCAGGTGTTGTACCTGCAGGTGGTGCCGGTGTACACATCCCAACCATGTTGCTCCGTGCCGATGCCGTGCCAATGGCAACAGAGGCTGTAGCAAACGTATCAGCCGCTGTCAATCAAGGTGTCGAAACTGAGATCCTCGGTGCGATTGCTAAGTACCGTCCAGTGACCATCGCTGATAAGCTCGGTATCCGTCGCATCACAGGCGTAACTGGTGATATCTCTATCCCAGTACAGTCAACTTCTTTGGCCGGCACGAAGACTACAAACGAAGCCGATGCTGTGGATTCCGCAAACATCGCTTTGACTGCTGTATCGCTTTCTCCCGAGCGCCTCGCAGCTCACACGAAAGTGACTCAGCAGTTGTTGGCTCAAAACAGCTTTGACTTGGATGCTTTCCTCGCAGCAGACATCCGTCGTGGCTTGGAGCAGCAGTACAACGCTCACATCGTAAGCAAACTCTCAGCAGGCGTTACCAAGGTAGATGCTGAGGCTGCGGGTGCATTGGTTGCTACAACAGACGTACCATACGAGTTGGAAAAGTTGTTGCGCAACGCTGACGTTCCATTCGAAAACATCAAGTTCCTCACCGATCCAACTGCATTCCGCGCTTTGCGTTCTGCAGCTCGTGATGCTGGTTCTGGTTTGTTCGCGGCTGACAGCTTCAACACCATCATGGGTTACCCAGCTGTAGTTTCTACTCTCGTAGCGGACGAAGATGTTTACATGTTGAACCCAGCTGACGTAGTATGTGCTGAGTGGGGCGGAATGTCAATCCTCGTGGATCAATACACTGAGGCGCACAAAGGAGTGGTTCGCATCATCGGTTCTATGTATGCCGATTGCAATATCATCCAGGCTGCAGGTGTTCAGTGCATGGAGAACGTAAACTAAGATATATTTTTTTCATAGGGGCTAGGAATTGGCCTGGCCCCTTTTTTCACTCCTATGATAGTAAGCAAAACTCAATCGGCTTTAGATTATACTGACTTGTTCAGTATCGAGCTTGCGCGGTACCACGTTCGGTCACTGGGCAGTGCTGAAGATACTGTGCTTGCGTATTACATCAAT